GTAGATGTCAAGAAGTTGTCTATTGATGATTACAATCTTCCTTCGATTAGAAACTTATAAGGAGTTTATTATGAAGTCTTTAATTTTGTCTTTGGTTGTGTTTTTAGGTATTAGTAGTGTTGTGGAGGCACAGTTCATTGTTGTTTATCCACAGGTAAGACATTACAACAATTACAATTATGGTTATAATTACAACTACAATTATAACAATTATGGTTACAATTATAATTATGGTTATAATTCAAATTATGGATACAACAATAACAATTGGAACAGGTATGTGACACCGAGTGGATACAGGCCATTTGTTAATCCATATTTTCAGATGGCCACACAGGGAATTGGTAGGGCTTGGTAGTTTATAATAAATATTTTTATTTTTAATAAAAAGATCGAGAATAAAACATTCATTACGATGATCTATCGTGTTGATAAATTACGAATTTTATTTTTTACTTGCTAAACATCTTGCTTAACCAACCTTGCTTTGGCATTACAGCAGGAGCGTCTTTTTTATTTGGCATTTCAGCAGGAGCATCTTGTTTGTTTTGCATTACAGCAGGATCATTTTTTTGAACAGGAGCTTCAGGTTTATTAGCTTCAGGTGTGTTATTGGCTAACCATTCGTCTAATACTTTTTCGATGTCTGTTAATGGATCGATAATGTGTTTAGTAAGTTTTTCCACATAATCACGCTTCACTAAATTTCCTGCATCTGTATTGCCCCTCTGTGTATTAAAGTTATATAAAGTAGTCGTCACAGGAAAATACGCACTACTAAATAGCTTATTAGTAGCATCACGAATAGAAATTAAACTTTCGTTTTTAGATGCATCAGACAAAGAATCCCAGTCGCTTAAAAACATTTCATGAGCTGATTTTAGCAAATCGATTGTGTATTGTAAATTTTCCTGTTGTTTTTGATCACCATATCCAGAAAAAGCTAAAAATTTTAGACTAGGATATGAATGAATATTTAATTTTTCATCATCAGATCCTATTAATTTAATTATATGATCTCTTATCGTTTTGACTTCTTGCCACATCTGAGTTTTTGCCGCATCCATATGAGTTTTAATGGCCGAAGTAATCCTAACTTCTCTATAAAATGATTCATCACGACTTTCAAGGAACTTATCGAAACTAAACTTATTGAAATTTTTCATGGTACGCCTTTAATATAACGATTTATTTTATATATGATTGATTTTTCTTATTTTGTTGTTATTTTTCCATCTCGGCAGCAGCTTTTAGTTGCTCCTCGATTCTTTCTAGTGGGTCAATAATTAAATGTCTAATATATTTCCAATGCATTGGAGATTCTATACTGTTCATTTCTGGGTAAACTAAAATAGGAGGTGGATCTTTTTGTACATGCTCGACAAGCATATCGATTCTGTCAAATACTACATCAGTTTTAACAAAACTATTAGATTCGGAGGTAATAGGGTTGGTTTTTGTATACGATTCTATGAGAGAAATAGTATTTATTATTTGAGAAGAATACAACAACGAATGATCCTTGCCTCTGTATTTGTCTCTTGGGTTTATCGAACTACCATTTTCGTCAAATAAAGATAACTTTTCTAAATTATCATGCATTTTAGAATTTCCTTCTTCGCCTAACAAGAGAGCTATTTGCCCTATCGCCTTTGCGATCTTTATAGGAATGCTATTTCTTGTGTCACGTTCGTATTGTCTAGCTTCTCTGTAAAATGATTTATCACGACTTTCAAGGAACTTATCGAAACCAAACTTATTGAAATTTTTCATAGTGTACCTTTTAATATAACGATTTAATTTATATATGATTGATTTTTAAATATTTCGTCACACTTAACCATATTAAATCGAATCAATGATGGTTTTTATTTTTTGACTATCTTTTGTCAAAAGAGATTGTAGGCCAAAATGCAAAGGTTGTGGCCAATCTCCGAAATCTACCCATTCGTATCCTTGAGTTTCCCAATTTAATTTTGGTTCAAATTCTTCATCGATTATTGCTAAAAAGTTATGATATTTAAATGTTCCTTTTTCGAAGACCGAAAGAGAAATCATTTCGGTGTGTCCGTCATAGCCAGCCTCTTCTTGTACTTCTCTTTTTGCTGCTTCTTTTGGGATTTCATCGGAATCAATAGCTCCGCCCCACACTCCCCAAGTATTTGGTTCTTGTACATTCCGTGATCTATGTGGCAAGAGTATTCTTTTGGTACTTTTGGCCAATATAATGCAACCAGCACCTTGTTTGCCCCAGAAACCAGTAGTAGCTAGTTCCTTACCGTGTTCTGCGTCATTTTCTAATAGCCATTGTTTAAAGTTCATGAATTATTTATCCATTTTTGTGTATTTATTTATAAATTTTTCGCCTTCTGATGTAGGTGAACTAAAAGATATTTTTGCATTAGGATATATTTTTTGCAAAAATTGTATCATTTTTGTATTGATGGTATTTCTTTTATATTTAGGTCTAACAGTCATCATGTCTATATAAATTTCATCTTCGGTAGTATTACCTTCTAGGATTCCCAAAATGTGTTCAGTGCCATCTTTAGCCCATCGTTTTTTCCATACATCAGTTATTGGTTCCCCGCCATCATAATATGTTGCTTGGGGAACAATAAGCATGGGAATCTGTTCTGCTTTCATTTTTTCAGCAGATTCTTCTGAGTCAAGAAAATAGACCCAAGTTGCCCCTACATGATAACGCCAATCCTTATTTTCTGTTCGGAACCAGACAATATTGTTTTTGACATTATCGACATCGACTTCTTTGAGAGGTTTATCATCTGCAAGTACATTTTTGCCTCGCAGGGAAATAACGGGCATTTCAGATAACAGCCATTGTTTAAAGTTCATGAATTTATATATGAATGTTTTTCCAAAAACGCATCTATGTGTGCAAGTAGATCTATATTTTGTTCGACTTTTTCTTTAGGCCAATTCCACCATTGTATTTTCATCAATTTGTCTATTACATTTTGTTCGAATCTATATCTAATAATTTTAGCAGGGTTTCCAGCGACAATAGCAAATGGTGGCACATCTTTGGTAACGACTGCTCTAGCACCGACAATAGATCCGTGACCAATAGTAGTACCGCCAAATATCATTGCTTCTGTACCGATCCAACAATCAGATCCGATTTCGATTGGACCTTTATCTCTTCCTGTTGGGTAGTTTGAATTTGGGTAATGTGATTTGAAACGGAAGTTACTTACAGTTGGATGATGTATTGAAGCATGGTCAATAGGACCACCGCAAAGAAAGGTGACTCTTCGTGCGATTCCAGAATAGTTTCCAACGGTTATTTGTGCGTTTGGAAAATACACGATACAGTCTTGATTTATGACAGAAAGAGTTCCGAGAGTTATTCCCATAGTTTTATTCCTTTTTTAAAGTTTAAAACAATAATGTTATTCGTGCAAGATGTGTTGACTTGTATTTTAGGTTTGCTAAACTCATTAAATGATTACTTTAAGCAATGTGTTGTTGCTGCCCAATGCGATTTTACAAAAGAAAGAGGCTTTGCCATGGCAACTATTGATCAAGTCATAAAAGAATTACAAGAAATGAAGAGTCAAAAAGGGAATACAGGCGAAACAAGAATTATATCTTTTGTTTTTGGAAAAGAAGATTTTCGATTATCTCAAGAAGACTGGGATGAGTATATGGAATCATATTCATTCGTAGGACCCGGAGTTGATCCTCATCTTCATATAGATATTGAATCTAAAATTGGGAAACACGTTAAAGAACATGTGGATATGGCATCTAAATATAAAGAAAAAACAAAAGAAGAGTCGAAATATAAAAGAAAAATAAAATAATAACATTCGACTTTACGAATTCATAAATCACATTTACTTAGATTTTAATTTATCGCATTGAGATTAATTAATATAAGGTTGGAAATCGAATTGAGCAACATGTTGTTACTTAATGCGATTTCCAATTACTTCAAGAGAAATCATTATCGAATAAAAAAATAATTTGGGGAAATCATCATGAATATAAATATTGAACCATTCTATTGTCTAATAAAAAAAGAACATCTTTTTGCATATGAAAGTAATTTTGAAGAATACGAATCAGTATTTGTATTCGCAGCCAGAAGCGTTGCAAGTAGAGCATTGTTGTTTCATTGTATGACAGAATCTGGAATGCAAAGGGCAAATGTTCCCATTTCTGCTTTAGTTCACAAGACTGATGCTCCAAAAATAGATTTAGATTACCTTCAACTTTGGAATTGTTTTGGCAATGAGATGAATGTTTGCAAATTCGATTATCTTGTTAATTCTAGATGTCAAGTCGCCATGAAAGATAAGTCTAGGTATTGGGCGACTTACATGATGACATTTGATTGGGAAAATAACAATTTTAGTTTGGCTCCTAATGATTATAAAAATGCACATTTGTTAAAATTAGATAATGGTTGTTTTGCATTGCAGCCAAACAATAGAATATTTTGGAGAGATTCAAATTTTATAACAAAGCCTCTTGATCCAAAATCTATTCCAAAGTATAAAGTCGATAAAGAAATTTTCATATGTGAAAGAAGTGATAGGTGGACAAGTGAAAATACAGATTCTTTTTATTATGACATCATAGAAGAAAATGATAATTTATGAAAAAACTAAAATCTATAAAAGGCATACCTCTATCTTATATTCAATCTATTTTGAAGATAGATACATCTTCGCCTTCTGGCTTAAGTTGGCTTCCAAGAGAAGATGTACAATTTAAATATGATAATAAAAACGCTGGATGTAAACATGCCGATCAAAGGAAATATCAAAGCTGGGATGTATCAATTACTCATAACAATAAAAAGTATAATATAAAATGTAGCAGAGTTATATTGCTGTTGCATAATGGATATCTGACCAAGAACAAGGAAGTTGATCATAAAGATGGCAATTCTTTAAATAACAAAGTCAATAATCTTAGAGAGTCTACACTTGCACAAAATAAACATAATAGAAAAATATCAAAAAACAACACTTCTGGTCATAAAGGTGTTTATTGGAATAAAGCAAGCGGGAAATGGATGGTGAGAATAAATGCAAATGGTAAATCGTATTACTTTGGTACTTATGTCAATAAAGAAGATGCAATTAAGGTGGCTATAGCTGCACGAAAGAAACTTCATGGCGAATTCGGGAGAGATGAATGAAACTACCTTCCATAAAAGGAATACCTCTATCTTATATTCAATCTATTTTGAAGGTAGATGCGAATTCGCCTTCTGGATTAACATGGCTTCCTAGAGAAGATACATCATGGAATACTAAACATGCTAATAAAAAGGCTGGCAACAAACATATTTCTATTCAAAGATGCTTAAGCTGGAAAATAGGATTCCGTTATCTTGGAAAGTATATGGGTTTCAAATGTAGCAACATCATATTCCTGTTGCGTAACGGATATTTGACCAAAGGCATGTTGGTTCAGCACATTGACCATAATCCATTTAACAATAATCCTGATAACCTTAGAGAATGTACACGATCTCAAAATACTCAGTCCAACAAACTAAGAAAAAACAACACTTCTGGACATAAAGGCGTTTATTTGACCAGAGACAAACTCAAATGGTATGTAATGATAAAATTAAATGGTAAAGCTCATTACTTTGGCACATATCAAAACAAAGAAGATGCTATTAAAGTGTCGATAGAAGCTAGAAATAAAATTCATGGTACTTTTGGGAGAATTAAATGATTTATGAATTTAGAAATCCTATGCATAATTTTCAATACACTCCATTGACATTACTTTGAAATTTGTTAATTTAAAAATCATGTTTATTTCTTTCAAACAGAGGATTAAAAATGTCTAAGAAAATCGAATCTCACAACAATCAGATAAAAGAAGGAATGAAAAAAATCCAAGAGATTATTGAAAAACTTTCATTTGAAGACGGAAATGAAATGGCATTTTTAAATCAATTTATTCCTAATACATTTCCATTTATTTTCTCGGAACTTGAATGTCAGATGCAAGAACTTAAATCCAAATTATCAAAATTGCAATTAGGATTTTTAATTGAAAAATTAAATGAAAAAACAATTAATTGCCCACATAAAATCGACTACGAAGATTTGTCGAAATTAAAAACTGGTGGCAATGATGAGCTTTCGACAACTAAAATGAAAAAGTTACAAGAAAAAATATTAAATGAACTTGGCCAAAAAACATTAGATGAAATCAAAGATTTAAATTTAACCGACATTGTATCACAAAGAATCATGCGTTGGGTTTTAAGAGGTTGCAATGTTGAACTTGCTTTTAGGAAAATAAAGTTTGATGAAGAAGTGTATTCTAAAGTATAACAATAAAATTATATTTTAAAAACAAGATGCCTTTCATAGCTGATTCGCCATGTGTTGACAATTAAGCATATGAATTATTTGTTAAGTGAAATGTTTCTTGCTTCCAAATAATCATATTTCCAATTTGGATTTAAAATTATTTCTCCAATAGGTTCTTTGTTGTTTTTGATTTTGTATTCGACATATTGTTTGGCATGTTCGGAAATATTTTCTTTAGACGCACCAAATGAAGAACCATGATAATCTTGAGATGATCCAAATCTGTATATGTAAAAAATTTCTTCTTTTTTTATAATTTGATGTATGTTGCCGTATTTACTTGATATTTTTCGGAACAATATTACATCTAAATCGCATTTGTCTGTATCTGAAACACTATAAAAATCTACATTTTTCCAACAATCTATATCCATGCACAAACTTGAATGATGTAAGTTACTACATTGTACTAAGTTTTTATTAGATTGTTCGATGAACGCATCTCCAGTGTGGAAAATACCATGTGTGTTTATATTTTTAATAGATAAAGATATTTTCCAAGGAAGATAAATGTCATCATCTTCCCAAACAAAAACATATTTTCCTGTACAATAAGAAATACAATCATTAAATTTTTTACTTAATGGTGTTATTCTTTCTTTTGAATTTATTATTTTGACTTCTGGATGATCGAATAACAAGGTTTGTTCTGAAAAGTCGTTCAATATGACTAATTCTTTTTCGCCTTCGTAATCTTGTAATAAAAAGCTATGAATTGCTTCTTCGAGTAATTTAGTTCTACCATATGTGGCACAATAGCAACTTACTTTTGGATTTGTCATAGTGGAATATATATGATGTTTAACTATTTTTTGCTTTTAGGCGCTTTGTGTACATAATAAATAGTTATATTTTCTTTTCCGTACTTTGTTTCGATAATGTGTCGAGCAGAACTAGAAGAGTTCGCCTTGACTGTTTCTTCTGATCTAGCGAAAGGCTTTTTTATTGCAAAGCTAACTTCGTATTCAGTAAGTTCGATAAAATAAACATATGCTGCTGGCACATCAAACATAACATCTCCTTGATTGATTCTCCTATTTACTATTTAATCACAAATAATTTGAAAGTAAAGTGGGGACAACTGGATTCGAACCAGTAACCGAATTTTTATGAGAAATTTGCTCTACCATTGAGCTATGCCCCCGTGAAAAATCAATATTACTTTAAAGTGAATTTAGAATCAAGATTAATTTTTTTAAATAACACTATTGCGTTTTAAAATAAATTAATTAACATTTGGAAAGAGTATCGATTCAATTAAAAAGGATGTTGTGCCATGACGATGACTTATTTGGCTTGTGCTTTTAGTTTATTACTTGGTATGTATTCCATGCCATTTTCGCTTGCAATGATCAAGCATAATTACAAGATGACAGATCTTACTTTCACGGAAAAAATACAAAACATAATTGTACTTTTTCTAGTAGCAACATTCCCATTAATAAACTTCGCTAGTGCTATAGAAATATTTTTATTTAGGTCTTATATCTTTTCTTATATTTCTGGAGCATATGGTTTTATATTTATAACATTTTATTTTTTAGATAAGACATTAAGTACTAGCGATTATTTTAGATAATTAAGTACTAGCAATTAATTTTTTTTATTCATATTAATCTGGTGCGTTTCGGCTATAAGAGTTTCCATTCTTTTAGTTAGTTCGAGAAGCTCCTTAGATGTTTGAATAGAAGTTTGCATGAGTGCGATGGCAGCTTGATGAAGTTCTTCACGATGTTCAGCATCTGAATGCTCCCACTCTTTATCTCTTTCTGCCTGTCTTGTTTGGGCGAGAAGAATAAGAGGAGCAGCGTAAGCAGCTTGAGTGCTAAACGCTAGATTTAGTAATATGTATGGGAATGGATCGAATACAACGCCCATAAAGGAGTTCAAGATGATCCATATGAACACAAAAATAGTTTGTATTATAAGGAATACTGGAGTTCCGAACAGTCGTGCGAATTTTTCGGCAATTGTACCGAAAAAATCTCGCCCAAAAGAATCGTGAATAACAAATTGAGCTTCTTGTTTGTTGTTTTCCATAAAGTATTAATCAATCGAATATTGTAATTTAAAAATAATTTAATAGGAGGTTTTAAAATTGGAAATTAGATTGTTTAGAAAATCAGATTTAAAAAAAGGATTAATGAATTGTCTTAGTGAATTAGGAGAAATACATTCCGAGGCTAGTGATATTCCTCAAATTTTAAAACATAGAAGCAAATGTGGAATTAAAACCTTTGTTGTCGAGGATGATAATAGGATCATAGCAACAGCTAGTTTGTTATTACAATCTAAATTTCGTTACAAAGAAAAATGTGGTTACATTGAAGATGTTTGTGTGGCCAAGGACTTTCAAAGAAAAGGAATTGGGAAGCTGTTAATAGATTATGTTATTCTTCAAGCCAAACGAGAGCCTTGCTATAAATTAGTTCTTTTTACTACTGAAGAAAATATTGGATTTTATAAAAACATAGGTTTTTCCCAACAAGAAGCGATTTTTTTTCGCTTAGATTTGAGTAAACAAATATGAACTGGATGACACCGATATTAGCGTTGAGTGGAATCGCTGTTGGCATGTGGGCGATCATTAGATATTTGATTTTGGTAGAAATACGAATCGACAACAACACATTCAGAACTCTTTATGACATCTGTAAAGATGAAAAGAAATTTATAATTGACGAAGAGTTTTTTACTGAGATAAGACATCCGGTAGTTTACAGAGCTTTTTGTTTCAATAAAAATTTCCCATGGTTTTACATTAGTCATTACGAGAGGTTACTTCAAGCGGGATTTCAAGGTAAGGATTTAGTCACTTCTATAATGTGTACTCGCTGGAATTACAAAAAGATAAAAACTTTTTTAGAAATTAGTCTTAAGCAATTACAAATTAATTTATTCGGCATACCAGTTAGAATAGCAACTCCATGGAACACAGATAAAATTGGAGCCATAAAATACGCTAATAATCCTATATTTCCAGAAAGTTTATGGAAAGACTTTGATGATGAGATCGGAAGCGTATTATTGAAAAATTCCAAAACAGGAGCTATTTTGTATGGCGAACCCGGCAATGGAAAAACTTCTTATGTGAAATACCTTGCAGTTAAACATAATTTACCAATAACAATTATAACATTTGTTCCTGAGTTTACGAATATAGACATCATGTTCATGTTTTCTCAGATATCATCAGGTACGATTGTTCTTTTAGAGGACTTTGACAATTACTTTGATGGTAGAAAGTGCATCATAGGAGAAGGAAACAACGGAAGTAACAATATGGGAATCAAGTTTACATTTGATGTAATACTTAATTGTTTAGATGGTGTTTATAATTCTTATGAAAGAGTTGTTTTTATATTGACTGCGAATAACATTGAAAAAATAGATGAAGCATTAAGAAGTAGGCCGAGTAGGTTTAAATATGTTAAGTGCTTTTCTAATCCAGATTTGGAATTAAAAACTAAATTAATTGAAGAATGGGCTGAAGCTGCTGGTAATTTAAATTTGGATCAAATTCTTAGATTGAAAGAATTCAAACAACTTGGATTTAGCTTAGAAGAATCAAAAAAGAAAATGGATATTAACACATGAGTATATTTTCATATTGTTAAATTTTTTATATATGATAGTATTCGTTTTATCAGATGCATGTTGCAGCTGAAATTCTCAAGGAGGTATTGTTATGTACGGATTGCTATTTGTTGTCGCTTCTTTGGTAAATGGAGATGGCTACAAGCTATTGTCTCAAGAGAGACACGATGTACTTGCCTCTCATATACCCGATAGTAAAGATCTTATATTGAATAGAATTAGAAAGTACCCTAATTTATTAATATATACAAGCAAAGAAATTCCCGAGGCATATCAAGATTGGACAGGAGGATTGCCGGGAATACATTCTCCAAGTTACAATATATCTGCTGCAAAACCACAAGAAAAATTTGGTAATCCAAATGTGGAATTCCCGTGGGGGCATCCAGCGGGAACAGAATTAGTTCCTAATGATTCAATGTCGTCTTTTAAGTTTATATTATTGCCAAAAGGCGAATCTATAAAAGTTTACAGGAAGCTACTTGATGGCGATAGAAGATCGTCTTATTTGTGGGAGTTCCCTAAAGGCTCTATTGTTGGCGAAGTATTGCAAATATACTACAAAGAGACTCATTACACCTTTGAGATTCGATTGCGTAAAAAAGAAGATGTAAATTGGAAGATTAGTGTGTACAGACCATTTTCAAATCTTAAAGAATTTGGTCAATATTGCAAATCAAATGGCGTTGATCTTTATTATAGGGATGAAAGAATATCTCAATCACATCAAATATTCAAAGGAGATGTGGTAACAACATCTTTGGAGAAGATTCCTGATAGTTTAGTCAGAAAGGCATTAAAAGAGACATTCGTGAATGTACTGGGTCAAGAATGGCATGGTGACGCACACGCTGCTACTACCAATGCTGATTTTCACATTGTTCCTAAGAATTACCAAGCAGCAACGATAGCCTTGACAAGTAATTCTTGTATTAGATGTCACGAATCTGTTTTGAAACATGCTAATGATTTTGATTTTAGGCGTGACTGGTATGGAAGGGTTCGTGGAAGTGATGGGATATTTAGTTTCCACCCATTTGATCCATCTTGTATTTCCTATAGTGGAATTTATCAAGGTGAAAAAATTCGTGATGAATTTATAAAAAATGGAATTATAAAAATAGAGTAATAAAAAAGCCCCTGATATTCAGGGGCTTTTTTTACATAAACATATTATTCTTGTTCTTCTGATTCTATTTTGTCAATCGCCTGTCTTATTCTAGAAATTTGCAAAGGATCTTTATCCTTTGGCATATTGTTTTTAATGATTCTAAGAATCGACATAAAATGGGATTTATCTTCGTGAGCTAGGTCGATTAATGCGGTGAATAGTGGTTCTATTTTAGTTGCCAAGTTTGCGCTGCTGATTCCTAAATCAGAGCCAAACTTAGTAACAGTAGTTTCCATTTTCATACAATTTTTCATGCCTTTTTTCTTATGCTTTTTGGCATGTTCGGTTGCTTTTTTGATTGCTTCTTCTTTAGACATGCCACTAGCCATCATACGACTTGCCAGCACATCAATAAAATCTATTTTGCCATCGCCATTTACATCTTGAGCTTTGACTTTTTTCTTTGCTTTCTTGCCTTCGCAAAGATCATAGTATTGATGTTCGGTGATCATACCTGCGAGGTAAAGACCGTAATTTGCATTTTGTTTATCGTACATTTTTGTATTCCTTTTTTAATCTTACTGAATATCAGTTATTACTATATATTATTCGATATTTCATTATTTGACTTTTAAATTCATAAAACGTAATATTTACTATGAATTTACAAAAATGGTTTAAAGAATATAAGTCAAATTTATCTTGCACTTACTGCAACGCAAATCATCCAGCAGTATTAGATTTCCACCACAAAGATCCAAATAAAAAAGAATTTGATATTTATCGTCTTGTCAAAAATAGTTCGAGCAAAAAACTTATTATTGAGCTAGAAAAATGCGAACCTATATGTTCTAACTGTCATAGAAAATTACATGCAAAAAAAGGAATATTCAATGCCAATCAAAGATCCTATAGCGAAAAAAGAATATCATAAAGAATACCATAAAAAATGGTATATAAAAAATAAAGAAAAGCGTTGTGAACAAATAAAGAATCGTGAAAAATTAATTAGAAAAATGTTTCAAGAATACAAATCTAAACTATCTTGCTGTAAATGCGGAGAGAACGAAAGCGTAGCTTTAGATTTCCATCATGTTGGAAAAAAAACTGATATATTGAGCGTCATGGTGCATGATGGATTTTCTTGGGAAAGAATACAGGAAGAAATAAAAAAGTGTATAGTTTTATGTTCTAACTGCCATCGAATAGAACATTATAAAAATAAAAATTAGAACAATATATATGATATGTTATACTTTTATATTATTGCAGCCGTATTTTACACATTCGACATGTTGATAACATTCAATGATGGATTCAGGAAATCAAATTGGTATTTACCAATGTCAATTACTGGTAATTTATTTGGTTCTATTTGTTGGTTTATGCTTGTAAAGCACTTGGACAACAACGATAGAATACTAATTCATAGTGTATATTGGGATTTCATGATTTTGTTAATCGGATACATGTTGCCCTTAATGATTTATCAGTTTCACTTTAACTTTGGTCAAATTATTGGGATGTCAATGGTTGTGATTGGTTTGTGTTTACTCAAGGCGTTTCATTAATGGAAAATGAATTAAATTTTAAAAATATTACATGTGATGCGTGTGGCTCTACATGCAAAAACATCGAATTAGATATATTTGAATATTCTAAATTTGAAAATGTAAGTCAAAACTCTAGAAGATTTTGTTTTGATTGTTCTAAAAAAATAAACGAATTTATAAATCAGATGACCAATCTAAACGAATTTAATATATAAGTTTTATATATATCGTTAAGAGGTAACATGAATACAACTTTGTTGTTTTTAATCATTTTCGAAATATTATCACAGAAATACAGAGTCATTTTACCGCCAGCACCTCCACAACCACCAGTATTAAACAATACAGTTAAAGCTCAGATAGCAAATCAAAACATTAATTTCAATACTGGAAGTAGTATTAGTGGTGGTGGCGGATTTGGTGGTGGTTTCCAACAAAGTACTGGTGGTATTCAAGGAACCGCCCAATACACACAAAATAACACTTCGGGAATGCAAATATCGCAACTGTATCAATTGCCAATCGCTACGCAATTTCAGCAGGGCGGTGGATTCGGTCAGGGCGGTGGATTCGGTCAGGGCGGTGGATTCGGTCAGGGCGGTGGATTCGGTCAGGGCGGTGGATTCGGTCAGGGCGGTGGATTCGGTCAGGGTGGTGGATTCGGTCAGGGTAGTGGATTTGGTCAGGGTAGTGGATTCGGTCAAGGTAGTGGATTCGTTCAAGGAGGTGGATTCGGTCAAGGAGGTGGATTCGGTCAAGGAAGTGGTGGATTTGGTCAAGGAAGTGGTGGATTTGGTCAAGGAAGTGGTGGATTTGGTCAAGGAAGTGGTGGGTTTGCTAGTGAACAAGCAATAGGAACAAATAATCCTTTTTATATCATGGCTACGCAAGGTATTATGTCTGGAATTGGTGGTTCAGCGTTTCGAAGTGGTGGTCAGTTTGGTGGTGGTTTCAACAATGGCGGAAATGGATTGTGAGTACTATAAAAACACACGGATTAATCACAAACATTAAGACATTTAATCACATTTTTATTTGAGAATCCAGACTTAAATTTGTATTGTTCTAATTTTTTCTTTAGTTTTTCAATAACATCAATATCATTTTTACTTTTAATCAAATTATTTCTACAAAATGGATCTTGTAAAGTATTATAAACTTCTAATCTATCTCTCTTGTAAAGATTTGAAAAATATTTTGGGTATTTTAAAATCATTTTTTTAAGAACTTTGAATTCATAAGCATCTGCTCCACCTTGTGCGCCTTCGTATATCGTACTACAATTTTCTATAATACTAAAATTATCATTATGATATGATGCCGTGAAGAAATTATGTTGATTATTGTTAGTTACATTCGTATCTGTCCATCCAAATCCATAAAAAGAAGCATATTCTTTAAATAGGTCTTTCTCTCCTTCGAGTAATTTTACAAAACTTTTACCATCCATGTTGGAATTATGAGTGATATTTAAAAGTTCGAGTAATGTAGGCATCATATCTTTAACTGTGACAAAATCAGATTTATTGTCTCCTTGTTTAATTTCATCTGAAACAAAAACAAGCGGAACATGCGAACTAAATCTATAACAATTGCCTTTGTAATAAGGGAATGGCATTGTGTTATCACTTGTTATAATAAAAAGCGTATCTTTTAATTTATTGTTACGAATAAAGTTTCTAACCATTCCTATAAGATCATCAAATTCTTTAGATGCTAAAATGTATTTTTTATATTCGTTAATGTAATCTATATCATTAATTATTGAAGGAGGCATTGTCTCATAAGACATATTCAAATCATCTGGGTTTCGATTGTATTCATGTCCATCACGATGTGGAAAGGGAGAATTAAGAAATAATACTTTTCTTTTTGTCTGATCGTTAAATATATCCTTAAGTTTTCCTAATATTGTTTTTTTATCTAAAAATCCTTCAAATAATTTACATTTAAATTTATTTATTGGTGCGTAATGAAATGATTTTCCGATAATATAGCTTTCTATATCGTTTTCATTTAAAGTTTCAACCATTGTTTTGCATTTATCTTTTATAATTCCATTTTTAGAAAAGCCAAGCGCTCCATTATTGAATGGATACATGCCAGTCATCATGACCGATCTCGATGGTTGGCAAACTGATATATTTGTATTATGTTTATGAAATGTAAATCCTTCGGAGCAACATTCGTTTAAATTAGGATATAATGTTTCGAATAGATCTTTGTATTTAGATTCATATGGATAGCCCATGTCATCAGCACAAAGTATTATAATATTTTTATACATAATGATATCTATTGCATAGAATACTATTATATATTTGATAAAATTTAATTTTAACCCATATAAATACCATTATGTACAAATTCGAAAACGCCAGTACTCCAAAAAAACTAGAAGAAAAGTTTATTCGATTATGTTCGAAGTGTACAGAGGAACTAGAGTGCAAAGAATTTATAGTTTGCTGTACTGGAACCGACTATAGTCATTGCGATAAATGTTCAAAAAAAACTAGGAGTTATTATGTCGTTCGAGAATTGGCTGAAAAAAAAAGACACGAACATGTTTTACGAATTTTTCGTGGAAGCTAAAAAAGACAAAAAATGGATTCAAAAAGCAGATATCGAAAAAGATAAATTTACTGATAGAAAAATGAGCAAGAAGAAACACAAGATGTGAGGCAATTAAATCTGTCCAGTTTGGACTAAAAATTTAATCTGAAAGTCTGTGTTTTTAAAAATTACAAGCTCTTTGTTTAGAATTATCGCTTCTTTCTGTATTGTAATCAACAGCCCCATTTAATGATCCAAATGGAACCCATGTTTTTTCTGGTATTACAAACAAATATTGGTAGTTTTCTTCTAATTCGAATTTCTTATGTGGATATATCATAATAGCTTCACGATTTTCATCTGTTATCTCGTTCTTTAATGATTGTATGTCACGCCAATCTCTAATTTTTTTATTATCGTGTCTTTTTATTTTGATACAAACTCCTCCAGATGATTGTCTGTAAATAAAAACTTGTTTTTCATGATCGCTATAAAATTCAGAAGTTTTTTTGAATTCATTTGGATTAAATTCAAAAGGGAATGTTTTTTCTGGAAAAACAAACAAATGATATTGGTTCGCACAATCTAATACCCTTGCTTGAGAAGGGTACAATTCTATGGCGATTCTGTTTTCTCCAGCTAGTTCGTCTTTTATTTGTTGTAGGTGTTCTATATCAAAAATAGCTTCCTTGTCTTTTCTCTTTATAGACAAATAAAGGAAGTCTTCAATTTGGTTTTCTTTCAAGTGAATGTAGTGTTTGGCTTGAATGCCATTTTGCAAGTTGACTTGGTATATATCGTTTACCCATACTTGGCAATCTGTGACTTGTTTGCAAAGTAATTTTGCTTTTGTCTCATCTAAATTAAACCTAGCGATTATTTCGCCAACTATGCTTTTTTTTGTATTTTCGGAAAAATCAGATCGTGTAAACTTTTTCATATACTTCACTCCTTGTGTGTATCTTTACTATATCCATAAATAAATTTTTGTAAAGCTATATGATGTCAATATCTATAAATATATTAATTAGAACCAGCCTATATCTCCCATAACGACCTTTTTACCGGGAAACATTTCTAATGGAATTTTACTTTTTTTCTTTTTCTTTTCGTTTATTATGTTTTTATCTGATTGAATTATAACTTTATTATGTTTTAACCATTCTTTAAATGATATCATGTTAATCCTTTGAGTGAATTTTTTGATTTTATTTAAAACCCTTGTCGCCTCTTACAAAACGCTTCGCATCTGGTTCTTTGTCTTCTTTGTTTGATTTTTTAATTAATTCTTTCATATATTCTTCGATTTTAGGAATGCTAGTTACGATCTTTATTTCGTTGAATTTCAATTCATTAACGAGTTCTGTTTTTAATTTTTCTTTTAGTTTTTCGTGGAACCCCAATTTTGTTTTTAACAAAGGTGCCATATCTGGTTTTTTTAAAAGATCACTTTCGATCATTTTAACCGATCTATAAAAGTCAACTAATGTTTCTTTTGTTTCTTTTGAAATCGACTTAAGAACTTCAAAAGCACTTTGTATTTTAGGAATGTGTTCTTTTTCCACCACGCCTTGCTCGTACCACTCCATGGCTTCGACTAAATCTCTTTGTTCTACATAATTTTTAAATCCAATCATAATTAATCCTTTTAAATTATTTATTTTTAAATTTATTGTTTTAAATTTAAATTAATTTATTCTGGTGGTTTTTTCTTACCAAATATCTATTATTTTAATTGACAAATTATATGCAAATGAATTAAATTACGAAAAGGAAACTTTTGTAAAGGATTATTTATGTCTGAATTTGAAAGTAAAGTAGCTATAGAAACCACGATAACTCTTGATTTGACCGAGCAATTGATATGCAAGGCAATAGCCAATAAGAGATATCAGAACGCAAGAGACATGAATGTTAAAAACTCTAAAATGGGTGGACAATCTAACGAACAAACCGATCTTGAAGGGATTTCTTCCGAACTGGCATTTTGCAAGTTGTTTAATGTATATCCAGATTTAACTGTACAAGTAAGGTCGTCAGCAGAAGGCACAGATGATGGAGACGCTGTTTTACGAGATGGAAGAACGGTAGATGTAAAAAGTACGAAGTACCACACAGGAAGGCTTCTTGCGGTTAGATGGAAGAAGCCAAAAGTAGATTTTTTCGCTTTAATGATTGGAAGTTTTCCAACATATACATTTAAAGGATTCATGAAAAGCGAAGAACTTTTAAAAGAACAAAGAATAGGAAATTTGGGTCATGGAAATGGCTACATAGCAGAACAGCACGAACTCAAGCCATTAGAAACTATATGATTAATTTTCACACCTTAATTTATTTATTTTAACATCATGCTCGAAATCATCTAACATTTTTTCCAATACATGTTGTGGTATTTTTTTGGTATTCTTAACAGCAAGTTGTTTTGGTTCCCAAATCCACCCATTGTCTGGCAATTCAATTTTTATTTTATAACCATAGATGTCGCCTAATTTAACATAAGGCTTCATGTCTTCGGCTTTTATGTTCATGTTATCGATTACAATCGGAGTAATGCCTTTTCGCATTGCCAGTTCAGTTTTGTGTTGATTTTTTTCTTCATAGTTTTTAATTTTATCAAAATCATATTCATCAGAAAAATCATCAGTAGAATAGATGACTCCGCCAATACCAAGAGTTTTGGCCTTGTTTGTTCTTCCAGAACCCGGCAGTCCACGCATTATAATAAGATGCTTGTCGTGTATGTTTTCAAGCCATGAATAAAATGATTTCATATTTGATGTCCTTAAACACTATATATATTAATCAACTTACAAAATGAGGTGCAATATGTCATTTGAAAGTCACACGATATTACAACATACAAATCTCGCAGAAATAATCAAAATAAAAGAATCAAAAGTTTATGATGAAACCATGGTTGGCATGATTAATGATGAAATAAATCAAGCATTAGATTCGAATGATAAAAAATTCATAATACTTGATTTCTCAAAAGTTAAATATCTATCGAGTTCATTTCTTGGTAAAATAATATCGATCAATAAAAAAATAAAAGCCAAAGAAGGTAAGTTGTTTTTGACTGGACTTAACGCTGACATCATGGAAGTGTTTCAGATAACCAAACTAGAAAAGTTTTTTAATTTTCAATCTAATGTAGAATCTGCCTTGGATAGCATTTAGACATTAGCGAGACGATTTTTTTTGTTTATGAAACCAATTTTTAAAATCTAATTCCATTTTTCTTACTTTGGGTGTATTGCTCTTTTTACAATTTAAATCAGACAATGCTCCCCATATTTGGAAGTTTGGATTGTCTATGTCTTTACATGTTACTATTGATTCTGATTCGTTCATAAAAATATATATTAACTTAAATTTTTTTTAATATATACAATTAGTCAAGACGACGTTTTTGGGCATGGATGCCCTCTTTATACGATCATAACATTTGGATATATCGAAGCTGTTCGCAACAATAGAATCATAGAATCAAAAAAAGAATAAGTGTTTCTATTGATGTCTCCATAGAAACTCCAACTTTCATAAAATGTTTTTTTACTTATACATTCCAACAATCCATTTGATGGGTTTCCTATGTAAATATTATTTGGAGAGAATCCAATTACAACCACATAATGCCATGTGTATCTTCCTGACCTAACAAGGCATATAACTGGTTTGTTTCTGGATATATTATCTTCAAGTAATTGAAGATTACCTCTAAAAACACTACAAGGAATATGGTGTTTTTTTAATGTGGAAACGATGTTTCGAGGTATTGTCATTCCGTATTTTTCGTTTTTATAAACGAACCATTCGGTTTTAGTTTCTGTTCTTATCTCGTCATATACATGAAATACAGAGTAGTAATCTAACACCATAGAAACACAGGCTGGACCACACGATATATCATCAGACTGCATTTTGAATGATGAAAAATTTGAAATAAAATGATTTTTTTTAACTATAAGTTTTTCATGTAACGCCACATACAGGCAAAAAATAGCAATTGCTACAACAAATGTGGTCACAAAAATTTGAATTTTACTTGTTATCATTGTAATATTTTTTAGATAAAATAAACCAACCGAAATATATGGCCATGCCACCAAGCAATCTAGCTCCAGCTACTGGCAAAGTAATCCAGAAAACTCCTAATGCCAATGTTACAACAGCCATAACTGTTGAAATCCAAGATGGCAAAAATTTAATATTGAAAACGATCAATGAGATCGGACCAATCAATAGAACAAACATAAAAATAAATGTAACTAAAAGAGCTAAACTTGCCATGTTGTATGTATGTTGAAAAATAACAATAAAAGTAAACTAATATAAACACAACATGTTAAATGAAAAAACTCAATATTTCGATACATCAAAAAAGATTTTAAATCTTATACCAAAAAATGGTATTATCGCAGAAATTGGCGTGTTGCGTGGCGAATTTTCAAATCAGATCAACATATTGTGCAATCCAAAAAAGTTATTCTTGATAGATTGTTGGGAAGAGCAAGATGATGAAAAATATTTACTAGACACTTACAATGAAGGCGATGAACAAACACATGAAGAAAACTATATAAATGTTTTAAAGAAATTTATAAACAAAGATAATGTAAAAATAATAAAAGCCAACTCTGATTTAGCCAGCAAATTATTTGATAGAAATTTTTTCGACATGGTTTATTTAGATGCAAGCAAATACCACGAAGATGTAACGAGAGATTTAGATTCGTGGTATCCACTTGTCAAATACAGCGGTTTACTATGTTGCAATAATTACGAAAATGTAGAAGAAAAATCAAGCATTCAAGTAAATGATGCTGTGAATAAATTTTGCATTAAAAATAATTTGTTTATAACCCACATGACATTTGAAAAAAATTCTTTTTTCGCTATGTCAAAGCCTAATTTAAAATTATTTTAACGATTATTGAATTTTTTGTTGATAAACACTTCCGCTTTTACCAAATCTTTTTTGCACATAGATTTACTGAATTTCTTTTTCCCGAAAATTTCAGAAACGGCAATTAAATCTTTTATGCTTACTGGTCTTGCGAAATTGACACTTTCTTCACCATTAAAAACCCCAATGTAAGCTATGATTTCATTATTTTCAGAATTCTTTAATTTAACTAAATCTGAACCCATGCCAACCAAATCAGAAAAATCAGCTTGTTGTTGAATTATGTGACTCATCTAAAGAAAAACCTCGTTTAATTTGAAAAATCAAAAGTACAAAATTATTCTACTTTCAATTAGGCGACTGTACATGTCAAATTAAATTTTTTGTAGTTATTGTTCAAGAAACCACACTTTGCTGCGGTGGTCGACATGCAGCTAAACTAACAATACTGGTTCTAGTTTTCTGCCTATCTTCTTCAAATAAGATCCAGCTAAATTATGCATGTAATAAGAAGCGTATGTGCTTGGATTGACACGCAGTAATTCAAAAGGATCTCCGTAGTTGAAACTAGAGTTACTGAACATAAATTTGTGAAAAAATGGAGGAAATCCGTTCTTGTAATGTATAAAATTAAAATTATCATTATTGTCTCGCATGTGTGATTCGCAATTGGGAAGATAATTCATATAAAGTTCAGATTTACTTTTCATAAGAATAATTGCTAACATAATTTTATATGTTTTTTCATGAACCTTATTATTAAATCTATATTGCTTTAACGACACATAAGCTATGTGTTCAATCAATGCATTAAAAAAATCTAATTTCATGTTGTTGAAAACAATTACAGCACCCATGCTAATCCAATTATCAGATAAAAAATCATCAGTAACATCAAATATTTCTTTAAAGTTTGGTATTTCTTCCATGAATTTTTTATAATCAAAATCTAAATTACTGGAAAAAAACACAGAAGGAAATTCGGTCTTAACGCTATCTTCGAAAGGCTTGTGCAATACAACATCGCTTTCCAAAAGAGCGAAAGATGATTTCAACTCGTTGTTGTCAACAAGGGTTTTTATAGAAAAAAATATATTTGCTTTTGAGTAGCCAAATTCAAATCCATGATCTGGAATTTGATACATTTGAATTCCCTGAAACGCTGTGTTGAACATATATTTTAAATTATCAGAAAGAGTGTCTGCAAAAAAAGATAATTTTAAATTACTTGTAAGATTTTTTTGAATAAAACTTTCAATAAGCAATTCGTTTTGCCATTGATAAAATTCATTGATTTTTGATACTAATAAATAATCCATAAACTATTTTAGTATAAATAAGGAAAATGTTTATGAAAATAATAGTAACAGGTGCCTCTGGTTTTATTGGAACGAATTTAGTCAAATATTTAAAAAATAAAAAAATGCATGTTATTGCCGTTTGCGATTACACTTGTGAATCTAGTGATATCGCAGATGAAGCTATTTTTACTGGTTTAATTGGATTAAAAAGTAAATTTTTACTAACAAAAAAGGCAGATGCCATAATTCATATGGCAGCAAACAACGATACCTTATCAGAAGATACCGAACAAATGATAAGACACAATTATCTTTCGTCCAAAAAGATGCTTAAATTAGCAAAAAAACTTAATTGCAGTCGATTTATTTACGCATCAAGTATGGCGGTATATGGCAATAAAAAAGACCAAGAAGACCCTCTTAACATTTACGCTACATCTAAACTAATGTTTGATAATTTCATAAGAGATGAAACTTCGTTTAATGGCGAAAAAGATATAACAATAGTTGGTTTGCGATTATGCAATGTTTATGGACCCTATGAATGCATTAAAGAAAGAAGAATGAGCTTTCTTGGAAGAATGCTAAGAAACATGATACTTAACAAGACGATTGATTTATTCGAAGAAACAGGCAATAAAAGAGATTGGGTCTATGTAGAAGATGTATGTGAAGCGATTTTTAAATCACTTCAAGCAAGCAAACACGGTATTTACAATATTGGATCTGGAAGTACTATTTCTTTTATTGATTTATTTGAAAAACTAGCTCGTGTTACAAATTACAAAAATAAACCAAAATTAATCAAAAACAAAAACATCAAATCTTATCAAAACATAGAAACAAATGACATTTCATTAGCCAAAAGTGATCTTGGGTATAAACCTAAGTACAATTTAGATAAAGGCATTGAAAAATACTACAAAGAAATTAAAGAGAATTATCCTGCCACTTTTTAGTTGATAAAAATCTTTTTATTCCTTCTACTTCGTCTCCAACTGGCTTTCTGTTGTGGAAAGGATAATAAATAGGATTGTATTCCATGGATTCATCGTTCTTGGCATCAAAATCTAAATCGTTTTCGTCATGATTGATGAAATTATCAAATTTATTGCCATCGTGACCATTGAGATGCATCCAATTTTTAAGTTTGTTTTTAGACAATCCGCATGGAGCATGCTTAAGGTCATAGAACATCATAGGGTCGTATGAATTTTTTGCCCAATTATGTAATTTAATAAGATGACAAATGTCACCAGCTTCAGTTGACTTATATCCCAAAGACATTAAATCTTGTTTGGCATCTTCTGGTTCGGAGTTTTTAAAAATATGAGCCAAACTTAAATGTTTGTCTCTATTTATTTCTGGAATATTTGAATCAAATTTAGAACTTGGGAATAAATGTTTTACAATACCTAAACTATGCAAGGTACTTAAAAATTTCTTAGTGTTTACATCTGGATGAGACAAACCTTTTAAAAATTCATCATGTAATATTTTTTTATCAAATCTTAAATTGTCCATTTTAGAAATAGAATTAATCAATCCTTGATCTGGTTTTTCTCCAAACCTATTTAACATACTAGCATATCTCATAATAACATGAGGATCTTCTTCGATTCTTTTCGACATGTTGTTGTTTATAAAAACAATTCTTTTGTTTTTCAAATCACTTAAACCGCCAAATGGATCTAACAAGTCTGCGTTATCGCCATCTGAATTATTCAAAGGAATATACATGGAATTAAATGTCAAATCTCTATTCATACCATCTTCTTCAATCGAAGAAGCTGCATTGTTTTCATCTGGAGAAAGATATTTGCTCTTTGGAGCATTCGATAATGTCGAAACATTAAAGGTTTGTCCTTTAATGTGAACTTGAAATTCTATTTCTTTACCAGATTTGTCCCATCTACTTGCGTGAAAGTTCTTGTTGTCGGAATCTTCTGGCAAATCTTCGTATTTACTTCTATTTGATTTAGGAAAGTTTTCTGGTTTTACTTCTGTAAAATCATGTTCTTCGTCAGATAAAATCATACGGATTTCTGATGGTGTAGCATCAGTAACTATATCATAATTTTTAATTGTCTTATTAGATAGATGGTCTCTTACCGCACCACCTGTAAGCCAAATTTTCTTCTTTTTAAGTTGTGGCTCTATTTCGCCTTTATTTTTTTGTATCGTTGTATAGCCGAGTTTGACATTTTTAGAATTATCAAAAGCCTTGATCAAATCTCTCAAATTTGCATGAGAAGACTTGTTGACAGAAAAAGGACCAAAGTCCTTTTCTTTTTGTAATTTAATCTTTGAAACTAAAGGTAAATCTCCCTTGGTTTCTTTCAACAAACAATATTTTTTAAAAAAATTCGACATAATCTCTCCAGTTGTATAAAACTATTTAGTACCATGAATCAAAAAATATCAAGGACTTGGAAGTCTTAAAACGTATAGAAGGTAAGCGGATGTTAAAATAACAACAATTTTAAAAGCCCAATCTGCAATTCTTGATATAATACTTTCAGTAGAATTTGCCTTGCAACTAATGTCTTTAATCTGTAATTCCAAATCGTGAACCTTATCAATTAAATCATTAATGTTTTGATTGATAAGGTTTATTTCCTTTTCTATGTTTTCAATATTTTCATCATTTCTATAAACGATACTACTTATATGACTTATATTGGTCGATAAGTCTGACAACAAAATGATTTGAGAATCTATATTTTTAGAATTTGTCATACTTGTCCATTTCTTTTTAAGCCTTTAACATATATAGGTTATATGAATCAAGACATACCAGAAAATGATGAAAAACTTATAAATCAAAACATCGATACAGATATAATCGACCAATTGACAAAAGATGTCGACAATGTTGTACCTCAACTTAACATTGGTATGCCAGAAAATAACATGTCAGATGTTTCGAACATAGTAAAAGACGAAGAACTTGTCGAAATGTACAAAGACATAATTGGTTACATTAAGGACGATAGATGTCAAATAGATACTTACATCGATAATTTCGCCAATATGGTTATGAACGATGGCGATGCGACATCATCAACCAAAGAAGCTCTTGTTAATTTGATTAAAATAAAAAGTGATATGTCCGACAAAATGTCAAAAGTAGCAGATCTAATGACTAGAATTAAATTAAAAGAAAGAGATACCTTTCCTAAATACCTAGCAGCACAACAAAACAATACAATTAATATTGGTAATAATGGAAATAATTCGAGAAGATCTTTGATAGAAGCATTAAATAAAGCAAAGACAAAAAAGGAATAACAGTATGTCAAGAAACACTACAACACAATGGTGGATCAACGAACAAGAAATAGATCCAAATGTAAATCAGCCAACGGCAGCTATTGCACCAGATGCAAATGTACAAGATCCAAATGCTACGATACCACCAGCTGATACCAACCAACAAGTACTCAATCAATCCCCTCCAGAATCCCCAAAAGAAACCGAGGAAGAGGATGTGTCAGAAGATCCTAATTCTCCAGACATGCCAGAGGAAACCGAAAAGAATGATGAAAATTTTGAATTATGGAAAGATACATTTTTCAAAGAATCAATCAAAGGTGATGCCAACAAGCTAATGGATCTAATTCACAAAATTAGAGACATGGAACTCGATTCTTATCCGAGAAAATTCGTTGAAGATAATCTTCAAATATGTTTTTTAAGACAAAATGCTAATATTCAAAAAGCTAGTGATAGCATTAGAAAATTGCTTCATCAAGAATTAGACAAAAACAATCCAGCAGTTTCTTTAGTAAACCATATTTCACAAACTCTAAAAGAATCAAATGAAATAAATCCTATATTTATAAAAATCAAAGGCTTGCTTGGAATGAAAGCAGATTTACATAGAAAATTTATCGCATCGCTAATTGGCGGAGTCCAAGTTGGAACTGGCGGTAATCTAGAAGATGTAGTTTATAACGAAAGAGATTTTTCAATCAGAATTTCAACTAGATTTAACGACAAATGGGGAAGAGTAGATATCGGCAAATGGTCTATGCGTGAAGATGATCCAAAAAAATTCCTTAGTGATCCAGAAATAAAAAGATTAGAAGACGGAAGTCCAGAAGAAAAAGATGTCCTTCGAAAAAGAATTTGTCTAGAAGCCTTAGCCGAGTCTTTCAAGAAAAGAGCCTTTATCATCAATGTGGCTAACGAAGACGGCACAGTATACACACTCGGATGGGATATATCTAATTGCATTAGAAACGCATACGAAGAAGGCAAACTTATAATTAAGTTGTCTAAATTAGAAAATTCAGAAGCTATGATTTCAGACGATGGCAGCATAGTTTCATATGTGGATATAAAAATAAAATATGCAAAAGAATCTGGAGAATTGGATGACGAAGGCAATCCTTCACTAGAAGAACTTGATTTCATGGAAAGAATCGATGGCGTTATGTTTTTAACTGCAAGTTACGATACAGTAAAAGAAGCTGTAAGCAACATGCAGGGGATAATATTAAAAGAAGAACCATACAAAGGCAATCCAAGTGATCTTAGATCACTCCAAAGATGCGTTCCAAATTCGAGTGAAATTTTACTCCGTCAATGTTAAAGGAATTTATATGAGAAATTTTTTAGAATTCGTAGAAAGAAAACAAAGAGAATCACTTAAACATCTTAAGCTAATAGCTAATATGTTAGAAAACGATTTCTCGATAAGTAAATTTTTAGAAAACAAAGATCCTTACATATTTGTAAAAGTTCCAAAAGAAAATAAGTCACTTAGTTTTTCTGGATTGAGAATATATGAAATTGGCGACTGTATGGCGTTTAGAATCCAACAAGATCCCGACACAGAACCATACGGAATGGCCTACTCAATAAAAATCAATGAAATGTTTAATGATTTTATGAGCGATATGGACACAGAAGAAGAAGTTATTAAAGAAATTAAAAAATCAATCATCAAAGAAATTAAAAACTTTTTCATCAAAACACAAAAAGCTGAAGAGGACATGATAAATAAAGGTGCAGACCAAAAAAATCTTATCATGAAGGCTGGCGGAACAGATTACTCTGGTATGGTTTTAAATAAATATTAATCATTTGAGGAAAATATGAAAAGTTTCAAACAATGGAAAAATATAAATGAAAATTGTGGTTGTGGTTGCGGAAGCGATTGCGAATGCAACAACGGTGAAACAAAAGAAGGAATGGAAACTCACTTGAAAAACCTTCGTATTATCGCACATTATGCTCAGAAAATCCATGAAATGGTCGAAAACGGAGCAGACCTCGAAGAATGGCACCAAAACAAAATTTCCGTGTGTCGTGCCTATCTTTCAGATATTGGACACGCATTTGACTAAGGAAAAATCGTGAATCTATTATTGCTATTCCATTCCATTCAAGAAAATAGTGGAATGGAAAACTTTGTTCTAGACCTGAAAAGATTTTCAAAATATAAAATAACAATACTGTATCAAAAATCAATTTCATCAAATGTTAAATTAGAATTTGATTGCCTTCAAATAGATGAAATCAATGAAATTTTTATAAAAAAATTCGACTGCTTGATTTTCTTTAAGGAATATCGCAAGAAATTCAACCTTACAAAAAAACACTTTAGTAAAATAAAAAAAATATGTGCAATATACGAACCGATAAGTTTTTCAGATTACTTTGATTCTTATGATTTTCAAATTTGCGAAGGCGTTATAACAAATTTTTTAACCAACACAATAAAACTTAACGCTCTAACAGACTTACCTAAATTTCACGCATATACCGGCTTAGATTTCTCTCAACTTCCAGAAATAAAAAAAAACACGCAATTTACAGTAGGAGTAATAGCCAAAGACATTTCTAAAATAGAAAAAACAGTAGCTAAAGCCTCTTGTGATTTTATTCATTACCAAAAAAAAGAGCAAATAAACTTCTACAATCAATCCGATGTTGTAATCATCGAAGATCAAGATGATGTTCAATTTCACATTTGGAAATGCTTACATTACAACAAAATATTGATGATTAAAAAAACTCACTTCACTCAAGAATTTATAGACGATTGTAAAAATGGATTTTTTTACAAAACTAAAAAAGATTTATACAAATTGCTAATCAAAGTGAAAAATAAAAACAATTCAAAAATGATAGAATTTCAAAACGAATCATGCAAAACAGCAAACATAGAACTAAGCATAAACAAATTACAAGAAAACATAAAATTGATTTTAGGATTCGACAAAACAAACGCAAAAACGACATACTATGATTCTGGAATTGATTTGTCACACGAATCAAATGATGTTTGGCAGACAAACGATGCAGCACTTTGTTCGGCACTAGACGAATCGGGAATTAGATTTTTTTCTTGCGTGGATAAAGAAATATTCAAAAATGTAGAAAGCGAATTCGTTGGAATACTACACAACGATATTAAAGATTACAAAAAATTAGATCCATGCAAAGGTCTTTTTGTTTTTTCAGAATACCTGAAGAAATCAATTGAAAAAAACACTACCAATCTTCCAGTAGAAAAAATTTACTATCCAGTAAAACAATATCAAAAGAAATTCTCGTACACCAACTTTATTGCCGATAAAAAAATAGTTTTTTTACAAAAAAAATATCAACCATTTGTTCAAAAATCTTTCTCGAAAATAATAATCAAATTGACAGAAACAAATATAGTCAAATATGAAAAAATACTAACTAGTAGCTTGGTGTACTTTAATTTTGATGAATTTATTCAATTAGATTTGTTCTTGGAATGCTTGGAGAGAAACACTCCTATGTTGCTGAAAAGACACCCAATAGCAGAAGAATACTTGGGAGAAAGCTATCCTCTTTTTTTCACTAAAAAAGAAGACATAATCGAAATATCCTGCGATCAAGTTCTGGCAGCACATAATCATTTGATAAATATAGATAAAGAAAAATTTAGAATACACACGTTTATTAAATCAATTATTGATTCTAAAATATACAAAGAACTTCCAGTAACAAAACCGAAAACATTGATGCGTATCACACTCGGAAGAACTAGTAAAAGCGGATACGAAGTTACATTTCATTGCATAAAAAGTCTAATTAAAAATTATGGATACAATGATTTTGATTATTGCATTTGTCACAACAATATATCAGAAAGAAAATTATTCGAATTAAAAAAAACATTTTCAATCATAGATTCACCGTTAAAATACTATAAACAAAAAAATTGCGAGCTACCAATTGATGTTAGATTTCCAAAAGGAACAGACGCTACTATTAATCACCGTGTTTCTGCTGGAAGTTTATGGAAATTGTGTCCTGCTCGTTTGAGACCTAATGCTCATGAAATTATTATCGACAACGACATAGTTTTTTTAAAACAAATACCAGAAATCAATCAGTTTTTAAAAAGCGACTTACCTCTTGCACTAGAAGATGTGTCGATACATATGGGAATCTACGAATCGATTAACGACTTCGATGATTACTTCGCTTTGAATTCTGGGATCATCGGATTGCCACCAAACTTTAAATTTGAGAAAAAACTCTGCTATCTTTGGGATATATGT